CAGTCGGGCATAACGATAAATAAACATAAAAATAACCGCTGACCCTAGGAAGTTTGCGGTTATTTTTATAATCGATACAATTAACTAGGCGAACCGTCTACGGTACTGCCTTTTATATTGCAATAATACCACATCCAAGGTACAAAATCAATATACAATTTTCACATCACCGCCTCATCAGGCGTCCTTTAGTGAAGCTTCGAATCCTCCCCCCACTTTTTTCTCGTCCTCAAGCTGCTATAACCGTGCTTATAATCTCTGCAGGCTTCGTTGACAATAAATGTCAAATGATGTAATATAACCTTGTTGCTTTCTCCAATCTGGCAACGGAAAGGAGGGTAGTGCAATGCAGGATTCTTTCACATCTTTTACAATGTCAGTTATGGCAGGCATTGTGGCATACATAATATGCCAGTGGTTCAATGACCACGGTGCCAAATAGCCGTGGCAGGTCACGTTAAAAACCAGAAAAGCCCCAAGAGTTCTCCAGCTCCTTGGGGCTTTTTGCGTTGCTTTGAATGCAATGCAGTAAATTCTTTCACAAATTTATCTGCTAATAGTATAGCATACCCCAAGAATAAAATCAATATAACCATAGTAATATTTTTATAACATCACCGCCTCATCAGGCGTCCTTTAGTGAAGCTTCGAATCCTCCCCCCACTTTTTTCTCGTCCTCAAGCTGCCTGCGGTAGTCCTCGACCTTGGTGTCTATCGTATCGGCGGGGGTGGAGTTCACAAGCTCAATCGCCTTGCGTTCGAGTATTTCCCATTCGTTTTCTGACAGCCCTGAAAGCATATTTATGAAGCGGCTTTTGAATGATTCACTCTCGCCACTCATAAGCCTGTTGACAGCGTTCGATATGTCTTTCTGGCGGTCGGAAGCAGGACACATATCGCCACTGCCAGTCCTCAGCCAGTTCTCGTCTACGTTAAATTCCTTACATATTAATGAAATAGTTTGTTCAGAAGGATTATTAATACCACTTTCTAAACGACTGACAGATACTTTTGAAATGCTAATTCGTTCACCGAATTTTTCCATAGTAAGATTATTTTTTTTCCTAACTTCTCTTATTCTTTCGTTCAATTCCATAAGAACCCCTCCTTTTATTTAATGTTATCACAATGAAGAAAAAAAGGCAATAAAAAAGTTAGCTAAAGTTACAAAAAGGTATTGACAAAGTTATTTTAGGTAACTATAATGTAAGTGTAAGTAACAAAAGCAGCAGGGAAGACAGGCTGCAAGGCAATTCAAATTACGATTTTTTGAAAGGAGTGAGAATATGTTGACAGAAAAGGAAGCACAAATAATGGAAACATTTGGCGCGGTAATTCCCAAGCTTTCAGAAGCAGATAAAAAATATTTTCAAGGTCTTGGAGATGGTATGGCAATCATTATCAAAATGGAGGAGAAAAAAGCGGGGGAAGAAAATAAAAGTCCAGCGACGGTGTAGGAGGGATAGGAAAATGGCAAACATATATGGCTACATGAGAGTATCGTCCAAAGACCAGAACGAAGACCGACAGAGGATTGCATTAATTGAAATGGGGGTGCAGGAGGAAAACATCTACATGGATAAGCAGTCTGGAAAGGACTTTGAAAGGGCGCAGTATAAAAAACTGTTGCGCAAGCTGGACGAAAAATCCGTCCTATATGTGAAATCAATAGACCGTTTGGGGAGAAATTACAGCGACCTAAACGAGCAGTGGAGGATTATCACAAAGGAGAGAAAAGCAGACATTGTTGTAATCGACATGCCAATACTCGACACACGAAGGGAGAAGAACCTTCTGGGGACGTTTATAAGTGACATCGTGCTTGCATTGTTGAGCTATGTAGCCGAAAACGAACGCACCAACATCAAGCAGAGGCAGGCGGAGGGGATTGCGGCAGCCAAGGCAAGGGGTGTAAAGTTTGGCAGACCGCCAATACAGCTCCCTGACAATTTCCACCAAATGCGCATGGAATGGCGTGCAGGGAATATCACAATGGGGGAGGCGGCGAAAGCCTGCGGAATGTGCCCCAAAACATTTTACAGCAAGGCGGTCAGAATTGAAAGCAATAACGCAACGGTGTAGGAGGGATAAGATGGGAAAGTTCATAATGGGAGATGACTTTGGAATTATCAATATGGACAAAGCAAAAGGTATTTTTTATGGAACTGCAAAAAAGGTAATTCTGGCATCGTATGAAAACGGCAAGGATATTCCGCTGTTGCCACTTGAGACAAACAAAGAAGGAACTACAGCAATCAAGATTATAGCCGAAAGAATGAGGAGAGATGATGTTGTATTCATGCCGACGGTTGACGAGATAAGGTTGAGGATATCACAGGACTCGACCAGATACACCCATATGAAGGGCGAGAAGACGAAAGGGCATGGAGGCTCATGACAGAGATATCAGACATAGGCGAGGCACTCAACAGGAAGGCGAGGGAGTCAATGAAAGAAAGGCTGATGAGGGACATACTTGTAGACATGGCGGTATGCGAGATAGAGGGCTGGAACAAACTTGAATACCTTGACGAGCTGGAGGATATGATAAGGAGGCTCAGGCATGGGAGAGATAAAGATATATGACAAGATGCCGAAAGGCTGGAAGCGGCTAAAAGGCGCACAGACTGCACGCAGAGGCTACGAATGGATATGCAACGGCAAATCCAGGTTCGGCGGTGAGTACAGACACGCACTGCTAAAAATAGAGTAAGGCAGCAGAGCCACAAGGGAAGAGGTGAGAGGAATGTACGTATTCGAGGCGAAATACATAAGGGAGTCGGGGGTTGAGGATGTAAGGGTTGTGGAGCTGAATCCGCAGGACTATGATGACGAGAAGGAGATATACATGGAGGCGATGGAGAGAGCCTACACATGGATGGATCTGGACGAGGAGTTCTACAGCCTGGTGCTGGTATCACGGTAAAGGGGGCGAGAGGGTAACATGACCTGCAGGGACTGCGTTCATTACGCAAAGTGTATTGAGGGTTCCAGAATGTACATCTGTACGGATTTCAAAAAAAAGGGAGGTGAAAGCAGATGACACTAAGAAATTTCCTAAAGAATTACGGTTTTAATGCATGTATAACCATAGATGAGAACAAATATAAAAGTGACAGAAAGGTATATTGTGAAGAGGCTGTATTTTCGGGAGATGACAAAGAACGGCTGATAAAAAATAAGCTTGGCTGTTGGAATGAGATAAAGGACAGACAGATCAAAAAATGGAACATTATTGGCGGTGGTGGATACTACCCTGTTGAATTATGCATAGAGCTAGAACCCATAGAAAAAAGGGAGGTGAAAGAGCATGAAGGTGTCGGTTGAGATTGAGCTGACGGATGATATTGTGAAGGGGATGCAGGGCGTTATGAAGGGGGCGGGGTTTGACAGCCTGGAGGAATACACAAGGAGTTTAATAGTAAGAAATACATGTTATATACATGATACGGTCAAGCGAAGCCTTATGATTGAGCAGTTAAGACAGGGGAAGATTACCGTCCATGAGCTGGCTCTGGACAAATACAAACCATTATAGGCAGCAGGGCAAAATATTCATACATCCTGTGCAGTGTATAACAGTTGTTCCCCGACACTGCACACTTTAACCCACATTATTTAGTACCTTACTACAGATAATACCATGAGTGTACGGCATTAAGATTACACCGATGACCTGTACACTGCGCAGGGTGTATGAAGGGGAAAACGGAAAGGGGGAAACCGGGATGACGAGGAAGGAACTGTCCTGGCAGATAGCGAACGAACTGCTCGACAACGGATGCCTGAACGAGGCGGACTACCCGAGCACAGAGGCCCTGGTTGACGAGGTGGGCGGCATGGTGCTCGACAGGCTGGGGGACTACATAATCTTGAAGGCCATGGAGGTTTTGTAACGCACGGACAACGGATGCCCTGCGTGCAGCGAGGTGGATTTTGTTTTCGCCGGACGCTGTTATCAATCATTCCAGACAAAGCGGCACACGGGCGCGCCCCGCGCGCCGCACGGAGGGCATCCGGAAATACGAAAGGAGGTTGGAAGATGCCAAGGAGCAATATGGGCAAGACGGAGGACACCCTGTTCCGCGAGAGGGTGACGAAGTCGATAAGCGGCGGCATGGCCGTGAAGGGGATAAGGCAGACCGAGATGGCCAGCCAGCTGGGGATATCACAGCCCGAGTTCAGCCGCAGGCTCAAGAGGGGGGAGTTTAAAAGCGGACAGCTGATGAAAATGTTCATGATACTCGAAACCGACAGGGACGAGATATCAGGGATATTCAAACCTTACAGGACATAAAACACACAACCGGAGGGCGGACAGATGCGCAGACTGATTGATACGGCGGCATGGGTACTGACGATACTGTTCGTGATGGGGCTGGGGGCCGCGTGCCACCACCAGGGCGAGGTATTGTCACGGCAAAAGACAAAGACCGAACAGGCCAGGTATACATATGTTGAAACGGCGCTACCGGAAAAGACCACGGATGACACGGAGGCCACGATAGAGGGGTACATCGTGCCCTATGAGATGACCGACGAGGATATCGCCGAGGAGGAATACTGCGACAGCCTCGAACTGCTGGCTGCGTGCGTGGAGGCGGAGGCGGGGAACCAGGGGCTTCTGGGAAAGAGGCTCGTGGCGGACGTCATACTCAACAGGGTGGACGACCCCGGCTTCCCCGACACGATAGAGGGCGTAATCACGCAGCCCTACCATTTCGCCTCATACTGGAACGGCATGATGTCTCAGGTTTCGATTTCTGATGAAACCTTCATGGCGGTCAGTATGGAGCTAGAAGAAAGAAGCAATACCGAGCTGTTGTTCTTTACAGCTTACGCCTACGGCCAATACGGGACACCGTGGGGGCGGGTGGGCGACCATTATTTTTCCACCAAGTAATAATATGGATTTTGATGACAGGAGGGGTTCATGGTATGAGGATTTTAAGGATGAAGCTTGAAAACTTCCAGGGCGTAAAGGAGTTTGAATTTGCGCCCGACGGAGGGGACTGCCGTATCTACGGCGACAACGGAACGGGCAAGTCGACGCTCTACAATGCGTTCACATGGCTCATGTACGGAAGACCCAGCACGCAGGAGAAGGGCTACACGCCAAAGACCGCGGGAAGCCACAACCTGCACCACGTCGTGGAGCTCACGGCACGGCTGGACGACGGCTCGGACATGACGCTGAGGAAGGACTACCACGAGGTCTACAAGACGCAGAGGGGCGGCGCGCAGGAGGTAATGTCGGGGCACACCTCCGACTACTACATAGACGGCGTGCCGACAAGCGAGACGGACTTCAAGAAGATGCTTCTGGGGATTTACGGGGACGAGGAGCTTGCGAAGATGCTCACAATGTACGACTATTTCCTTGACTCAATGAAGGCGGCGGACCGCAGGAGGATTTTGCTCAAGGTATGCGGGGACGTCAGCGATGATGATGTGTATGCGGCCGATCCACAGCTTGCAGAGCTGGCGGACATACTCAGGAAGCCCGGTGGCGGCTCACTGTACACCGTTGACGACTACCTCAAGATAGCCGCCAGGGAGAGGAAGAGGATTGACGATGAACTGAAGGTAATCCCCGCAAAGATCAACGAGGCCCAGAAGGCAAAGCCCGACCTTGAGGGGAGGGAGACCGACACCGCCGTAATCGACGCATTGATAGGGCAGTACAATGCGCAGGCAAGGGAGCTTGAAGCGGGGCTTAATGCAGGCGTCGACACGGCGACTGCCGAACTAAGGATAAGGATATCAAACCTGGAGGCGCAGAGGGCGGACGGCGAGGCGGCCTTTACGAGAAAACACTCGCTGGCACGCAGCGTGGCACAGGACAGGGTTGAAAAACTAAAGCGTGACAGAAACGACGCTGAATACGGGATAAGGCAGACAGACAGGGACATACGCCAGGCGCAGGGCGACATAAGGCGGATGGAGGCGCAAAGGACGGCGCTCCTGGAGGAATGGCAGCGTGAGAACGCAAAACAGTGGCAGGGCGGCACAATATGCCCCACATGCGGACAGCCGCTACCACAGGAGCAGGTGGATGCGGCAAGGGAGTCATTCAACGTGGCGAAGTCTCAGAGGCTTGAGGAAATCACGCGCAGGGGCCAGAGCGAGTGCAGCAGGGACGCAATAGACGGCCGGATGGAGGAACTCAACAGGCTTGAAGCGGAGGCCGCGCGCCGGAGGGAGGAGCTTGACAGGCTTGAAGCGGACATCAAGGCCGCGGAGGAAGCGGTGCCGCAACAGCCCCCTTACAGCTCCACACAGGAATGTATCAGCATCAACAATGAGATTGCGGGGCTGAGGGAGCAGATAAAGGCGGCGGAGGCCGGCGGCAATCCAACAGCCGATGATGAGACAAGGCGCAGGATAAGCGGCATTAAGCAGAAGATACAGGAATGCATGTCGCTGAAGGCCGAAATCGAGCTTGCGGCAAGGCAGGACGCAAGGATTGCGGAGCTGTCAAGCCAGGAGAAGGAGCTGGCTGTACAGTACGAACAGATTAAGAAGGGCATATACCTCTGCGAGCTGTTCACCAGGACGAAGGCGGGGCTCCTCACGGACAGGATAAACGGCATGTTCAGGACGCTTAACTTCAGGCTTTTCATAGAGCAGCAGAACGGCGGCATCCAGGAAGACTGCGAGGCGCTCATACCGTGTGGGGGCGCGATGGTCCCGTTCAAGAGCGCCAACAACGCCTCACGCATCAACGCGGGGCTCGAGGTTATAGACACCCTGTCACGGCATTACGGGGTGGAGCTGCCGGTGTTCATCGACAACTCGGAGTCGGTCACCCATTTCGGCGGGACAGGGATGCAGCTCATCAAACTTGTTGTGTCGGAGGCGGACAAGAGGATGCGCTTCGAGGCGGGCAGATGAGCGGCGGGGTGTTCACGATAAGGGCGAGGAAGTGCCTGCGGTGCGGGAGGCTGCTGACAAGCCCGGAGGCAATCGAGAAGGGGTACGGCTGCCAGTGCCTCTCAAAGGCGAAGGCCGAGAAGAAGGCGGCGGAGCCCGTGTCGGGGCAGCTCACATTCTTCGACCTTATGGGCGGTTCAAATGATAACGATAATGATAATGATGACAATGACAAGGAGGGTTAAACCATGGGAAACGAATCAACGGCCCTGGCGCAGCAGCAGGCGGCGCCGGTGTCAAACAACAGTGAGAAGTTCACAAGCAAGGTGTTAAGGGAGTTCGGCGGACAGGCCGGCCCCGTCCAGGTGACGGACTACCAGAGGCAGCTCATACAGGGCTACTTCATAGCGATCGACAGGGCGCTCAAAATGGCGGAGGAGAAGCGTATAGGCAAGAACGCCTCCAACAAGGACCACAAGTACGACAACAACGACCCCATCAACTGGGGCACGGTCGACCTCGGCTCGCTGGCGCTGGACGTGGTGCACTATGCGAGGATGGGGCTTGACATGATGCAGGACAACCACCTCTCCGCCATACCGTACAAGGACAACAACAGGAAGGCGAAGGACGGCACGCAGCTCTACACCGTGAACCTCATGCCGGGCTACAACGGCATACAGTATATAGCGGAGAAATACGCCATAGACAAGCCCGTGGCCGTCACGATAGAGCTCGTGTACAGCACGGACACGTTCAAGCCTCTTAAGAAGAACAGGGTGAACCGCATAGAGTCATACGACTTTGAAATCAACAACGCGTTCGACAGGGGCGAGATTGTCGGCGGGTTCGGCTACATAGAGTACGAACAGCCCGAGAAGAACAAACTCGTCATAATGACCATGAAGGACATAGAGAAGCGCATACCGCAGTACGCGGCGGCGGAGTTCTGGGGCGGAAAGGGCACCAAATGGGAGAACGGCAAGAAGGTCGAGGCTGAAGTCGAAGGATGGAGGGAGGAGATGTGCCTCAAGACCATCAAGAGGGCGGTGTACAGCGCAAAGAACATGCCCCGCGATCCGAAGAAGGTCGACGACGCGTACCAGTACATGAGGCAGCAGGAGCTGCGCATGGCCGAGATGGAGGTGCGCGACGTGATAGACGCCAATTCGGGGCAGACCGTGATAGACGTGCCGGATCCAGAGCCGCAGGCGGCGATCGGGGAGAACCAGCGCCCCGTCCAGCAGACGCTGGGCGACATAGCCGCCATGCAGGGCGCGCAGCCCACACAGGATGCAGGGCCACAGCCGCAGGCCTCAGCATCGCCTGACTTTTGATTATCAAACCCATCGCATCGGGGAGCGGCGGCAACGCCTACTGGATATCAGACGGCGAGACGCCGGTACTCCTTGACGCGGGCATACCGCTGTCACGTATACAGTCGGGGTGCGGATACAATGCGGCGAGACTAAGTGGCTGTCTCATCACGCACGAGCACTCCGACCACATAAAGGCGGCGAAGGACCTTGCCAGGCTCGGCGTGGACGTATTCGCAAGCGGCGGCACGCTTGAAGCGGCGGGGCTTTCCGGGCACAGGTACCACACGGTGAAGGCGCTTAAGGCATTCGACCTGGGGACGTTCACGGTGATGCCCTTCGACGTGGAGCATGACACGGCGGAGCCCCTGGGGTTCCTGCTGAAAAGCTGGGCCACGCAGGAGAAGCTGCTGTACTTCACGGACACCTGCTACCTCAGGTACAGGTTCGAGGGCCTCACGCACATAATGATGGAGGCCAACTACGATATGGGAGCCATGGAGCGCAACGTCATGACGGGGCGCATAGACCCGGCGAGGGCGAAGAGGACCATCAACTCACACATGAGCATTGATACGGCGGTGAAGACGCTGCAGGGGTTCGAACTTGGCAGCCTCCAACAGATATACCTGTTGCATTTAAGCGGCGACAACAGCATTGCAGACGATTTCAAGCGCAGGATAATGGCTCTTACAGGAAGCGAGGTGTATGTATGCTGACGCTGTCTGCTATGAATAAAAGACAGGAGAGAGATGGATGGCTAGAGGGACATTTTACTGGATAAAATTAAATATTGACTTCTTTGCTGAAAACTCCCCCATAGATTTCCTTTTATCCCAGAAAAACGGCAGCGAGTATGTCGTCCTCTATATAAAGCTGTGCCTGTCCACAATAAGGACGAACGGCAGGATGTGCAGCGAGATAGGCGAAATCATCATCCCCTACGACATAGAGAAGATTGCAAGGGACATGAAGTATTTCTCGGTGGACACGGTCCGCATCGCAATGGAGCTGTACAAGAAGCTGGGGCTTATCTACAGGGAGGATAACGGGATATTCACCATAGCGCACTATGGTGACATGGTCGGGAGCGAGACCAAATGGGCTGAATACAAGCGGAAGGCCAGAAAGGGAGGGCTGCAGGATGTTGGAGAACCATTGGACAATGTCCAACAGGTAATTGGACAGACTGTTGGAGAACCATTGGACAATGTCCAACAGAGATTAGAGACTAGAGATAAGAGATTAGATAATAATTTAACAGTATCTGACGATACTGTTTGTCAGACTGACGTCCGACGTGCCGTGGATGAGTGGAACAAACTGGGGGTGTCCCAGGTACAGAGGATCACCGCGGACTCAAAGCGCGGGAGCATGCTGAGGGCGAGGATAAGGGAATACGGCATTGACGGGGTTGTCAGGGCTATTCACAATGTATCGGAAAGCACCTTCCTGAAAGGTGGCAGCGAAAGCGGATGGACAATCACTTTCGACTGGTTTGTGAAACCCAACAACTTCCCGAAGGTGCTGGATGGAAATTACGCCGACAGGCACACTGCCGCAGCGGGGAAGGGCAGCGGGAACAGGTTCAACGACTGCCAGCGGGCCGATTACGACTTCGGCGCGCTGGAGGCGGACATCCTTGCCAACGGCGGGGACAGAGGGCGTGCTGAGAAAGAGATTGGAGGGGATAAATGAGGACTACGGCAATTATCAACCTGAAGGGCGGGGTGGGGAAGACCACGACCGCGATCAACCTGGCATACCAGCTCTACCTTATGGGCGGGGCGGTGCTTTTAATCGACCTTGACAAGCAGGGGAACGTGAGCAAGTTCTTCAATGTGCACGGTTACGACAGGCCATCGGTGGCGGACGTGCTGCTGGGGAGGGATACGATAGGGGGCAGCGCGCGCAGCCTGTACGGGGAAAAGACCACGCACGGCCGTGAAGGCGGGTTTCTGGACGTGCTCCCCGCGAACATGTCGCTCATCGAGGCGGACGAGAGGATACTCATCGACAAAACCAAGCCGCAGCAGACGAGGCTGAAGAAGGCGCTTGACGGGGCGGAGGGGGGATATGACTACTGCATAATCGACTGCGCCCCCGACATCAACATAAGCGTGTTCAACGCGCTCGTGGCGGCGGACGACGTAATCATACCCGTCACGATAGACCGGTTCGCCTACGACGGGATAAAGGAGATCAGGCAGCAGATTGACAATGCGAGGGACTACTTCAACCCGGGGCTCGAAATAGGGGGCTGCCTGGTCACCTCGTACAGGGACAACGACTTCAACCGCGAGGGCGTGGAGTACCTCACGGCGGTGATGGAAGGACACGTCTATGAAACCAGGATAAGGTGGTCGGGGCTTGTAAACGGCTCGACCTTCGAGTGCGAGCCGCTGGACGTGTACTCCCCGCGCTGCGCCGCGGCAAGGGGGTACAGGGAGTTCGCCCGGGAATACGTGAAGGGGGGATGACGTGTATGGCGAGGAATTTTTCATTTACCGACCTGCTGAACAGCGAGAGCATGAAGGACGCGCTCAGGACGGGCTATGACAGGGTGGACATCGGCGACATCACGCCGAGCGACGGCAATTTCTACGACACCTCCGATGTCTCGAGCCTCAAGGACTCGATATACCTAATCGGCGTGCAGGAGCCCGTCATAGTAAACCTCTCGCACGGTGGGGGCGGCGGAAAGTACCGCATGGTGTCGGGGCACAGGAGGCTCAGGGCGTGCACGGAGCTAGTGGCCGAGGGGCACCCCGAGTTCGGGCGGATACCCGCCATCGTGTGCGACGTGGCCGATCCGGACGAGGAGAAGGCGGTGCTCATAATGACCAACTCGACACAGAGGGTGCTTACGGGCTGGGAGAAGGTCAACCAGTACATGGAGCTCAAGCCCGTGCTCAAAAAGCTCAAGGAAGGGCAGAGGCTCAAGGGCAGGGCGAGGGCGGTCGCCTCCTGCTGCATGGGGGTGTCGGAAGGCCAGATAGCCCTGTACAACCTTATCGGCACGAAGCTGATCCGGCCGCTTATGGACGTGTTCAAGGCGGGGGGCGTTTCGATGGAGCTTGCGGCGGAGGCGGCAAGGCTTACGGAGGACGAGCAGGGGAGGCTGTCGGAAATTGCGGCGGACAAGGGTGCGTTCACAAGGGGCGACATCGACCGGGTGCTGGCAGGCGGCACGGATGGAAACGTGTCGGCCGCCGACACAAACAGGGACGGAGGCGGCACGGACGGAAATGTGTCGGCCGCCGACACATATTATTACAGGCGCGGCATGTACGAGCCGGGGCTGGTGGACGAGCTTATCAGCGAATGGGACGAATACAGGAGGATATCCGAGGAGGGGGGCGGCGGACAGGAATGCAGGTGCTACTGCATACTGGACGCGTTGAAGGCACTCAAGGCACTCAAGGAATCCGCTGCGCGGGGGAAGCCTTTTGATTTCCAAAAGGGAGTTTAATTATATATCACAAAACAACAACAGCAACAACAGTGGAAAAGCCATGGTAAGGCCACGCCCTTTAAATGGGGCGTGGGGAAAGGAGACGGAATATGGGGCTCGGAAGGGGCTGGACGGACGAGGAGGAGGCGTTGCTGTCCGACATGTGGGGGGAGAAGACGATAGGGACGATAAGCAGGAGGCTCGGCAGGACACGCAACGCCGTAATCGTCAGGAAGAACAGGCTGGGGCTGGGGGCGTTCACACAATGCGGCGACTATGTTACGCTTAACGAGCTATACAGGACACTGTACGGCAGGAACATCAGCTCATACGAGATTACATCGTGGATCCGCAACAGAAACTTCCCAGTCAGGTACCGGAGGGTGGAGAAGAATAGGTTCAGGGTGGTAAATATAGACGAGTTCTGGGAGTGGGCCGAGAGGAACAGCGGCTTCCTGGATTTCACCAAATTTGAAAAGCATTCGCTCGGGGCGGAGCCGGAATGGGTTGACGCCAAGAGGCGCGCCGACAGGAAAAGGTCAAGGATGGTCACAATGAAACCCTGGACGGAGGCGGAGGATAAGGAGCTGGAGCATCTGCTGGCCCAGCAGAGATACACATATGACGAGCTGTCAGTGCTGATGAAAAGGACGTGCGGGGCGATCCAGAGAAGGGTGATAGACCTTGGATTGGCCGACAGACCCGTCAGGGCGGACAACCACACTAAATGGACCGATGAAGAGATTGGCACGCTCCTCAGGATGATAAAAGGACATGAAAACTACGAGACAATATCAGAGGCGGTCGGGAAGAGCGCCAAGGCGGCAAGGGGCATGGTGTACAGGCTGTATAAAACCGAGAACCTGGACAGGGCAAGGGAGGCGATGAAGGATGGCAAAATATTGGAACAATTTAAAGTACCATGAGGACACCATAGAGAAACGTCCGATTACGAGAGAAGATGTTCAGTTCCTAATGGAATTACAGAAGGAAATGAACACCCAAGACACATTAAGCCAAGCTGACCCTAGGTATTGGGTTATAAGGGACTACAGCAAAGTTTATGGGGAGAATTTGAACACTCCAGAAGGGTGCGAAATCTTTATTGATGACAATAAGATTTCTACAATGGAGTATACAACGGTTGGCGATGCTCAAACGATTGAGGAAGTGAAGGAGTATCTCCTAAAAGAGTACGAGACTGAATTTGAGGAATCTGATTTTGATGATCTGTACGATTTGGACGATTTGGAGGAAATGCTCAGAGATAGAGGATATGAGATTAGCGTTGTGGAGTATGAGATTATACCGAAATATTCAGGAATGTTCCTCACCCAGAAAGCTGCTGAAGAACATTTGCGAGCCAATTACTATCACTATGATGATGATGCAACGACTTTTTGCATGACAGCATGGAGAAGCACAGAAGCAGATAAGCTCTATGAGATACTTCATAGAGTAGATTTCAGCAAGATAAAGTTGGAAGAAAATTGATGAACGCTATCATCGCTGAAAATGAGACGGATACTTTGGAGGTAATCGCTGTGCAGCACATAATCGTAAAGAATGTTGAAACTGAATATAGACACAAGAGGTTGGAGGGGAGGGAGAAACAATAAACAGAAAAGAAACGACTCTTTTCCTGTCGCAACTGCTTGAAAATACAGTCCTCAATGGAATCGGTAAGTATTATGCCAAGGAAGTTGTTCTTGACTATGGTACGTCGCATCCTAAACGGATTGACTATTTGCAATACAGTCCAGCTGGAGCAATCTATGTAGGAGACATAGAAAAAGGCATTTTCACATGCTATGAAGTGAAGTCATGCAAAGAAGATGTATACTCTGGAAATGGACTTAACTTTGTTGGAGAGG